TTAATGCGTAAATCAGGGTACACTACAGTACCACAAATATTTAAACCAGATGGCACTCACCTTGGGGGCTACACAGAACTAAAGGAATACCTAGATGAAACCAGTAAGAAAAAACTTTAGCAGGGCATTGTACCAAGCTTACGATAAGAAAGCTAAAGATACATTGGTTAAACTTTTGGAATCAAAAGGACATACTATAGTTAATACCGAAGAAAACTATTTTGTAGATGTCGTCTCTCAGAAAGATGGCTATACATATTTCAATGAGGCTGAAGTCAAAGTAGCTTGGAAAGAAGATTGGCCTACACATTGGTCTGAGATCCGTATACCAGAACGTAAGCAACGTTTACTGGATAAGTATGATGGTACAAATGGGGTATTAAATTTCTATGTATTCCGTGAGGATATGAAGCAAGTATGGCGTATCAAAGATACCTTGCTAACTCAAGAAAGTTTAGCAGAAGCTAAGGGTAGGTACATACAAAAAGGTGAACTGTTCTTTCACATTCCTTATACATCAGCAGAGTTGGTGAATACATAATGGCTAAATGGAAGGAGTTTCACATAATGAAAGATCAAGAAACATTTGATCCAGTAGAACGTCCTGCACACTATAACCAAGATGGTATAGAATGTATTGACTATATACGACAAGTGCTTGGGTTAGATGGATTTATTTCTTACTGTCACGGCAACATGATTAAGTATCAACATAGATATAGATACAAAGGTAATGGTGTAGAGGACATGAAGAAAGCAGAATGGTATCTTAAAAGAATGAATGAAGCACTGGCAGAAAAATATAAATAGGGTGATACATGGGCAGACCAACTAAAGCAGAGCAGAATAATTTACCACCTCTAGAAGAGGAAGCCAAGGCCTACACTAAAAAGAATAGGCCAAAAGAAAAACCCCTAACCTCTCGCCTATACCTGACAGGTCAAGCCTTGTCGGGTATACTAGCAAGTGGTAGGGGCGCTGGTCGTACTGAGGAAGTTAAACGTGAAGCTTATGGTTGGGCTGATCACATATTAGAAGATGATGATTAATCTAATAAAGATCTAGTATCTGCAGTAGATAACCAATCCCTCAGTGTATACAGTTGTTCAACAGAGAGGTCCTCAAATTTGAGTTCCTCTTTTGTTGTTTCTGACATGCTGTCTAATGCCTTGTCAATCTTTTTAAACGAATATTTATTAGCTAACTCGTACATAATACCAGCAGTATCATTAGCATCAGAGTTATCTACGTATAACATTGTTTCAGCTACTTGTTTCTTTTGTCTTACTAAATCTTTCCATTTTAACTCTTGTTTCTTAGGACTCCAAGTAGAGAAACCTAAGTCTAATAGTTCTTGTGCACCTTCTTCAATAGCTAAAAACATATATGTATTATATTTATTAGCAGCTTCAGGTGCTTTTCTTGTTATTGCAGATGCAGCATTTAATTTGTAGGGTTCTTTACCCATAATATTCATAACACGTTCAGTAGATGAAAGACGTACAGGTCTACTACCTAGTATCTTACTTGCCTGTAAGAACACTGGTCCACCTGCTGCTTGCATAGACTGTGGGACATCTTCTGTACCTATAAGCAAATTTGATATCTCATTAAAGTATCTCATAGATTTATTCATAAATGAGTTACCTTGTTTACGATCTATTAGTTCACCATTAGAACCAGTAGCAAAACCAACTGCAAAGTTAATAGGTTCTAGTGGACGGGTAGCACCTGATATTAACTGAGATCCTATAAGACCTCCAGTTCTAGTTAAGCTACGCATAAACTCATCACCACTAGGATCAAAAGCACTATTAAATATTTTAACTATGTCGTCAGAAGTTGATTCGAAATTACGAGTAAAAGATTTTAAACCTATATCTGTACTTATTTTTTTCTTTACTTCTTCAGGTATTTCTTCACCATTTAATATGTAAGACCAAGCCCTAGCTCCGTACTTCAAGTGAGACAGAGGGTAGCTATACTGAACAGTTTGTATTTCACCAGTATTAGGATTAATCATCTGGTCAATAGCTAAACCTTTTTTTCTATTCTCATACTCAGTTTGTGTTAGTGCATATGCAGCACCTAAAGTTAACATTGATCTTGACGTAAGTTCTGCAAAAGATTTATCTTTATATTTACCTGCAAGACTCTTTGCTACAAAAGATATAGGTGTATTTTGAACTACAGTATCAACAGTACCATTAAAAAATCTACCAAAAGGCATAAGTAAACCCAGACCAGGTACGTTACGTACATCCTCAAAGAAACCTGCAACCTTACCCAAGTTATCATTACCCTTATAAGACTTTGAAGATATCCTTTCTAAGGTAGTCTCTAAAGCTTTAGCCTCTAATGCTCTATATTCTTTAGTTCGAATTAACTTAGCTGCCGCAGGGTCGGTATAAAAATCATTGAAAGATTTATCAAAAGCAACTCTAAGGTTTTTATCTAACTGATATATCATCTCTTGTGATTTGGTAAACCCATCAACACCTTTAGTCAAAGATAATAACTGCATAAAATCTATTACATCATCTGTCTTAGCACCTATTAATTGTGCTGATGGCGACAGTGATGAGTTAGTTAGTATCTTACTAGTATCCTCTACACCACCTGCTATTATATTAGATAGCTTTGATAAGTCATCACCACGTAGTTCAAGAAGAGACTTATAAGAATCATAAGTCATATCTGGATTAAGTGTTAGCTTAAGTCTGTTAGCATTAGCTTTTACTATCTCTCTAGATACACGCCAAGGGTCTACACCTTCGTCAAGTTGGCCCGCCGCCTTCTTAAATGCAGCTGCACCACCTTGTAATAGTGCGGTGGATACATCAACAGCAGAACCTAAACCACTAAGCATACCCCAACCTGTAAGGTTAAGTGCACTTGTAGATGGGTGAGTAACTATTAAACGTATAACACGGTTCTGTGTAGACACAAGACTTTCACTGGTTTTTTCTGGTAGTAAGTTTAAAATACCCTTTACTAGTTTATTTGTATCATCAGAACTTTCTATTATACCTAAACCTAAAGCATCATTTAAAAATTGTTTATTGGTATAATCGTCAATACTTATGCCATTCTTTTTAGAACCTTGTCCAGCAGCATTCATAACTTTAGCAGCAGCATTCATTTTATCTGCAAACTTATTTGCAAACTCTTCAATACCCATACTATCTATATTTTTTATCTTAACACCTGTAACTTTTTCCCAGGCTTTAGCAAAAGATTTTACTTCTTGAGGATCAGATTGTTTAATTAAATCTACAACCCAGTTAGAATATGTATCAGTCTTACTACGTTTAGTGTATGTAAGTCCTTCTTCATAAGCTATCTGCGCTAAACCTTTTAGATATGTAACACCTTCTTCATTATCACCTATACCAAGCATCATATCAACAAAAAAACGTGAATCTATATCTTCTAACTCTCTTCCTTTTTTAACGGCTTCTTCCCAAGAACTTTTTCTAGGTGGTTTTTTACCTGCATAATCATTAAGACTCTTAGAAAATTTATTTAAAATATTTACATCTTTTGCTTCAGGTATTTTTACAGCTATAGAAGGTAGCTCTATATCAGTACTTCTTTTTAGGATACTTGCAGCTTGTAGTCCACTCATAACAGAGACACCCACGAAAGCTAAACCTAGAGACCATCTGTTTACATCCTCTTGTACTCCAGTTTGAACTAGACCACTTTGATATCCATACTCCATACCAACACTAACAACAGAATCAAATCCAGCTTGTACTCCAAGCTCACGTAAAGCACCTGTTGTCTTTAGCTTCTTTAATCCCTGCCCATTTAATGCTTGTAGTGTAGCTGCTTTTGTTACAGCCTTACTTGTAGACTCTGATCCAGCTTTAACTAGAGCTGAACTCATAGCTTCCTCACCAGCTTTTCTTATTGTTTTTTTAGTAGCACTTTTCTTAGCACCCTCTTTAGCCATAGCTCTTAGTGCTTCCTTCTTTGCAAAGTTAGATGCAACTCTAATTGCACCACCCCCAACAAACTTAGCTGTACCAAAACCTACTAAGTTTAAAGGATCAACAATAATACTTCTTGCATAATCTTTTATACCTTCAAACTTTTCAGATGCACTTGTCTCTGAGCTAAACACGTTTGCCATATCTTCATATATCTGATAGGCTTTACCTGTTATAATGTTTGCGTCTTCATCTCCACGAATCTCACGAAGAAAGTCTAACTCACCTATGCCATAGACACTATTACCACTAGCAACACCACGTCTATTGTTCATGAATCTATCTACAATAGTCTCACGATCTTTACCTTCAACTGCCTGAGTTCCGTGACGTAAACTTATGAAAGCCCTTATAGGATTAAACAACTCGTCGTTATTTACTAGGTCATCTTGAGTGTAGTTAGTTAGACTATTATTTTCTTCAGGTAAATTATCGAAAGGATTTTCTTCAGGTAAATTATCAAAAGGATTTTCTTCAGGTAAATTATCAAAAGGATTTTCTTCAGGTAAATTATCGAAAGGATTTACATTTACTTCTGGTTGCATACTAACGACTTTCGTTTAAAAAATCTTCTTGATTCATATCACTATATCCACTGGGAGTGTTTTTTTCAACAATATTATTAGTGATGTAGTCTTCTGCTGAAACTTTATACTTCTTTTCAAACTGTGCTTTTAGTTCTTCT